AAACCTTCAAATGTCTCTGCATAAGAAATGTTTGAACTATATGATGTCGCATTTACCTGAACCAAATCATTAATAAAGATAGCAGATGCGTCATTCTTTTTAGATTTTGTTGTCTGCATTAACGCAACGTCCACAGACAATATGCGTTTACCAGCAGTCGGTACTTTTGGAACTGGATTTTTATCCGTGTAATAATCTAGCGGCAGCAAAGTTTTCTTTAATTTTCTACGTTTTTCAACGTCATCATATTTAAACAAACTACCGTCTGTATCACCAAACCACAAACATTCCATTTCCATTTTTTGAACAAGTTCGTTAAAATCAAGTTCGCTCATTTCATCCTCAATTTGTTCTCTGGAGAGTAAACCCTCTTTAACACTTACTTGATATGGTAAACCACAAATAAAATACTTTTTCTTATCATCAAAGAAGTTCAAAGTATAACTTTGTGCCTTTTTATATGCCCAAGAACTTTTAAACCACGCACTAGACATATAAATTTCTTTGTTACGTTCCTGAAGATGAGCGTATTCAGGTTTGTTTAGATATTTAGGTTGTCTAGGAGAAGTTAAGAATTTTCTGAGAACTGTGTTTAGAACGGTTTCATCTACCATCCTGAATTCGTCGATTACTATGATATTCGCTCTGGCAGAGCGGCTGTTCTCGGAACTTGTTCTAGTTTTAATCCACGATCCATTTTTAAAGTAAATAGAGGCATCATTCTGACCAATGCTTACTTTTTCAATTTCGGTTCGTAAAATAGGGGAGTTTATCATAAAGTCGTCTTGAATTTTTAACAAGACTTCGTTCGCCTGTTTTAATGTACCAGAACTAACTACAATTTTAGTTCCGGGATAAAGAATGCAACGAACACAACAGAATAATGCTGTAAGGTAGGTTTTGCCTTGTCCACGCGCAGCAAGATACATCAAATAATTATAATGCATCATCGCCCACAGCAAAATTTGTTGAAATACTTTTAAATGTAACCCAAGAACTTCAGAAACAAACCTTTGCGGGTTAGCCCTGTAATATGACGCCCGGAACGCAATCATATTCATAAACTTTTGCTCCTTGGCTTGTTCAATCTCTTTTTGGGTTTTTACGGGAGCCGCCATAGGACATCACTCCTCGTCCATTTTTTTACCGAAGATTCTGTCAAACATCACTTCGGAATCTGTGTCAGCCTCATATTCAGGTTTAGTTACCGTATACTTAGCCATAAACGCATCGTACAATCTGGAAAATGCATTTTTGATATCCATCATCTTAGATAGATGTCCTTTAAAGAACACATCTATGTACAAACCAATCTTGTCAACATCTTTGAATTCTTCGGACGGTTCCGGGATTGGCTGTTCGTTTTCCCATTTGTCAATCAATTGACCAAATGTCAGATTGTCTGCGAGTGCGTTATTATTATTCTGAGATGGCTTCAGACCTAAACTAGAAATCAGTTCTTGCAAACTTTTATCTAATTCTTTTGTGTCCTTGCCAGCCTTTTGAGCATTTTCAATAGCCAATTGTTTAAAGCAAACACGCTTAAACAATAGTTCTTGTGCCTTTGAGTCGCAAACATAACGTTGTGTCCAATCCTTATATTCCGTATATAAAAAAGCAAGATCTTTATCTGGATAATTACCAAACAATTTTCTTGCTTTCTTCAGAGCAGCTTCAGATGTTAAGCCATCATTCACATCATCTTCAGTTGAAATTTCCCATTCACTATTAGCAAATGTCTGACCACGCCAATTTGGAAGACTGAGGATCATTACCATATATTGTAACCAACCAACGCTTCGATTCTTTTCGCCAACATCACTAGCACAATCTTGTACTGCAGTATCATATACTTTTTCAATAAACGGCAAATCCAAACGTTGCAATACAGAGATTGCTTTTTCTTTGTTATCAACACGCAACTCAGCCTTGCCAGCCTTATCTGTCGCCATATTAAGTAAACATTTTTTACAAGCGAATGGTTCAATACCACTGTCGTTTGATTTCTTGGAATAATAAGAAGACTTTGGCAGCCATTTTCCACAATGACCACAGAATACCAAGTCACCGTTGATCATTTTGTTATAATCTTCTGCCATGCGAAGATATTCTTGTCTTAGTTTTGCGACAGGCATCTTTTTGACTTCTTCCTCAGTGTGAGGAGTTATGATATTTGCCATTTAATCACCTGTTTTCCTGTTTATCATTTTTCATTTTGTATTTATTCTTTTTAAATTTTATAACGAAACCACCAGACGGTAATCGAAACCGCATTTTCAGCTTGGAAGGCTGATGTCATAGCCATTAGACCACTGATGGATAGAAGAAAAGGGACTGGTATCGCCCATGTAGGTGCAATCCGTCCCTTAGAGAAAAAAGAGGGGTTATGAATAAGAAGAAAATCCCTCTTTGGGAGGGTTAGTTAAAACCAAACATACTGTTAATAGTGTCATCTGAATGATCTTTGAGATAAGATTGGGTGGTTGAAATATCACTGTGGTGAGCAAATATCTGTACTTGCTCTAAAGGAAACTTTTTAGGCTCGCCTTTTTCATCAAGTAATCTTGTGTCTGTGCCTTGCGCCAAACATTCCAATCTACTATGTCTCATAGTGTGTGGAAAGATGTTACATTCTTCTCCACGAATCTCTGACAATACATTAGAAATAGAACAAATTCTTTCGTAAATTGCGGCATAGGCAATTGGTTCTTTATTCTCGCCAGAACCTTTAATCCACAAAGAATCAATATCATCTTCTCCACGTTGCTCCAAATATTGTCTGATCAATTCTTTCGTATCATCCAAATAAACAAGAGGAAATTTCTTTCCACGTTTACCAACAACGACGTTCGTCTTATTGCCATTTAGCAATCCATGCTTTTCGACCTGAAACAATTCATTTTTTCGTCCGGCAGAATCAAAACCTAAACTCCATAATGCTGCTAGTTGTAATTTTCCTTGTTCTACAAGTTTATTTCTAACAGCAATGAATTCTTCAAATGTAAAGAAAAAGTCATCTTCGTCATCTTTTACTGGATTTTTAGGCAGACCCGCGACTTTCTTAGAATAGTTGATATCATAATCGTAATCATCATCTTCTTCACAAAATGTCAGCATACTGTTGCAAGCACTTTTGATACGATTAACTCTCGCTGCAGACATCTTGCACTCATCAGAAAAATATAAACTCATTCCACGAAAATCTTTCTTTTTTAGTTCCAAGATAGAACGGTTTCTAAGTTTTAATAAAACATATATAAAAATAATACGAAGATCGGAATAATAACCCTCAATTGTACCTTTGGACTTTTGACGTTGCTTACATTCCGCAACAAAGTCTTCAAGAATTCGTTTGTTTTCTGGATTTACCTGCTCCCATCTCTCAGGAGTAAAAAAGTTATTATAAATTCGTCCACGACCCAAGGGTATCACTTCCTTTTTCGTTCAAATATCTATATAAAAATAAGGTAGCCATCTGTCTAAACAAACGACTACCCCAATTGGCATCTTTGCACTTTGTATACATTTTTAAAAAAATCAGGCGCAGAGCTATAATTTACTTAGTATACATTTTCAATTATAGAGCCACGCCCTACAAAACCTTACGGGGGTTTTCAATCCATCCGTAACTGGACGCTCAATTTTAATACTGTCCGCAATGGGACTTTGTTTTACCTTATGAAAGATAAATTTCATTGTTTATATTTTTTTCTTTCTAAGCATGAACAGACCTGACAGAGCTGCCAGCATACCTGCGAAGCCTGCTATCATGTGGTTGCTGTCGCCTGTTTCTGCGATGATGGAGTCTTCTGCATCATTTACAAAAGATTCTTCTATAACAGTGTCATCAATATCTTCCATATATACATCATCATCTAATGCGTCATCATCTACATTAGAGTCATCAGAAAATCTGTTACCTTCATTGTCATTCTCAGCTTTATTCTCATGCTTATCTTTGTTATCATTGTCAGAGTTATCATTGTCAGAGTCATTATTTGATGTCTTTTTCCAATAGTGTTTTTCAGTAATTGTTCCTTCTTTTACATCGAAGTTCAAATCAACTTTCATACCAACATCAACTGTTTTGTAACCCTCTGCAATACCTACAAACGTCTGTGAGGAAATATCATTTCTGATC